AGGCTTTGAGCATTACTTGCAAGGCAATATAATGAAATACCTTTGGAGATACAGGTATAAGAATGGTGTTGAAGATTTGAAAAAAGCACAATGGTATCTCAGCAAACTGATTGATATATTAAAAAATGATAAAAGTAAAAATGATGTTGACCATAGAGGTTGACGAAGAGGAGTACCCTGTTCCATCTGACGGAGATGTTAGAGAAGACTTTGAGGAATATGTTAAAGAATTGTTTTATGATGTTGATGGTGCAACAATAAAACACGTAAGAGTATTAATGGAGACCTAGATGAAAAATTATTTACCAACAGACTACCAAAATTTTATAGCACTATCTCGCTATGCCAGATGGAAAGACGATGAACAGAGAAGAGAAACTTGGATTGAAACTGTAGACAGATATTTTGACTACATGGAAAAACATCTTATGGATAATAATAGTTATACAATTACAAAGGCTCTGAAAGAAAAGTTGTCAAATGCTATTATGGATTTAAGTGTTATGCCTAGTATGAGAGCATTGATGACATCCGGGGTAGCTTTGGATAGATGTCATGTGGCAGGTTACAACTGTAGTTATATACCTGTAGATAGTCCTCGCAGCTTTGATGAATGTATGTACATACTTATGTGTGGTACAGGTGTTGGCTTTTCTGTTGAACGAGAGAATGTTGACAAACTTCCTGTGGTCAACGAACATTTTGAAAGAAGCACAACTACAATCAAAGTAGATGATAGCAGACAGGGTTGGGCAAAGGCACTGAGAGAACTTATTGCTATGTTATATGTTGGACAGATACCCACATGGGATGTCTCAAAGGTTAGACCTGCAGGTGCTAGATTAAAAACATTTGGTGGTAGGGCATCTGGTCCTGCACCTCTTGAAGAGTTGTTTCAGTTCTGCATAGAAAAGTTTACAGGAGCAAAGGGCAGACGCTTGTTTCCTATTGAGTGTCACGACATCATGTGTAAGATAGGTGAAGTTGTTGTTGTTGGTGGTGTCAGACGTTCTGCCCTTATCTCTCTGTCTAATTTAGGAGATGACCAAATGAGACACGCTAAATCAGGTCAATGGTGGGATAATGAAGGGCAAAGGTCACTAGCTAATAACTCTATAGCATTTAAAGGTAAGCCTGACATGGGTACATTCATGCGAGAATGGACAGCTTTATATGAGTCTAAATCAGGAGAACGTGGTATTTTTAATAGAAATGCAGCCATAAACAAAGTAGAAGAGAATGGAAGACGTAAATCTAAGACAGGATTAAGAAATCGTTTTGGATTAGATGAGTATTATGAGTTTGGTTGTAATCCATGCAGTGAAATTATACTAAGACCATATCAGTTCTGTAATTTAACTGAAGTTGTTTGCAGAGAAACAGATGATATAGAAAAATTAAAAGATAAAGTTAGACTAGCCACAATACTTGGTACGTTTCAGTCTACACTTACTAGATTTAAATATCTAAGAAAAGTATGGAAAGATAATACAGAGGAAGAGAGATTGCTAGGTGTATCATTAACAGGCATATTAGATTGCCCTGTCGTATCTCCTGACAATAGTAACCTAGTGGTAAATCTAAAAATTTTAAAAGAAGTTGCAGTCGAGACTAACAAAAAGATTGCCAAAGATTTAGGCATACCACAGTCAACTGCAATCACTTGCATCAAGCCATCAGGAACAGTGTCACAGTTAGTTGACAGTGCTAGTGGTATTCATGCAAGACACAACCCTTTCTATATTAGAACTGTACGTGGCGATAACAAAGACCCATTAACACAGTTTATGAAAGATGCAGGTATTCCTGCAGAGCCTGATGTTATGAAGCCTGATAGCACAACTGTGTTTAGCTTTCCTATGAAGTCACCATCAGGTGCTATCACTAGAACTGAGATGACTGCTATTGAGCAGCTAGACTATTGGTTGTTGTTTCAGAGACATTGGTGTGAGCATAAACCATCTGTAACTATATCTGTAAAAGAGCATGAATGGATGCGAGTTGGTGCATGGGTGTACGATAACTTTGATGAGGTATCCGGGATATCTTTTTTGCCTTTTAGTGAGCATACATATAAACAAGCTCCTTATCAGGATATAGAAGAGGAAGAGTATGATATCTTGACAAAGGCTATGCCAACTGCTATAGACTGGAGTAGACTACAAGAGTTTGAAAAAGAGGACACTACTACTGGCAGTAAAGAGTTAGCTTGTGCTGCAGGTGTTTGTGAGATGGTTGATATAGAAGCTAGTTAATGTTTGAGGGAACAGAGATAGTGTGGTGGCAATGGTGGTTGCTTATCGCTATTACTATAAACACAACCATAAATTTAATTGTTTTCTTTAAAGGTAGAAAGCTACATAAGGGGAAGAAATAATGCAACATTTAGAGCCTACTGCAGAAGATAGGAAGAAGTTTGACATAGACTTAAAGTATGGGCAAGTTAGAGAAAAGTATGTAGCAGATATGTTGCAGGACAAAAAGATTGAGGTCAAAAGTGAAAGAGATATGTGGCAAAGAACAGGTAACATAGCTATTGAATATGAAAGTTATGGTAAACCTAGTGGCATAAATGCAACAGAGGCTGACTTTTGGTTTCATAACCTGTGTGTGGGTGACGATGTTTTCTGCACATTGGTATTTAATGTTGATAATCTTAAAAAACTTATTGACAAACTAGACTATAAAAGGTCGGTATCAGGGGGAGATAATAATGCATCTAAGATGTATTTGTTAAACATACAAAAGCTATTTTCCTCTGACGTAATTAAAACATTTAAAGGAGAATAAAGTGAGAGAAATGTTAATATCAGCTTTGAAATCTTATTATGTAGGATACATAAATAAACACATTGCTAATGTAGAAATATATTTAAGCAGGTCTACAGGGATTGGAGAACATTCAGATATAATACAGGCTATGGATAAAGAGGTGGCAGAAATAGGTAAGTATGATGACAGATTATCTATGATATTAAAATATCTTGAAAGAAGGCAGATTGATGAACAAAAAGAAACGAAATCCAAATCTAAATAAGTATGATGCACCTCTACGTATTCAGTTTGAGAGAGGTGTAAATGCT